TTGTCAATTTCAATGTGTGGTTTACTTATTACGCTTCAAATCCTATACTCACGTTATATACAAGCACTACTTTTGGAGTTCTAATAAATAATCTGCGTGACAAGGAGCAGAAAGCGAACAAAAGCAAGCAAGGTTTTTACCCTTCAATTCGTTTAAGTCTAATTTCTTTAATCCTATTTGCCCGTCAACCCAACCGCTATAACGTTCAACGGCTTTTTCTGATGCACCTTCTTTTTCTGTATATAATATACCCCAGTAATTGCCGTCCTTATCTTTTACACGCCAATAACCATCCTCAAATAAAACCTTGAATGGATTGCCCCATTTAGTACCTCTATTCACACATTTAGTGTTTTCAGTCAGCTTAAATCCTTTTGTTCTCTTTCTCTGTACTCTATTCATAATATTGTGTTTTAATTAATCGCACTATTCATATACTAGTCGTTAATGACGCTCTATTAAGTACCATCTGCCACTACCATCTCTGCCCGTATTCAATTCTTTACCTGTAGTGTACACGACATAGGACTCAATCCACTTGTTGAACTTATTCCTAGACACCGTAGACTTGTGCTTGCTCTTGCCGTAATACTCTTCTATGAAGTTATTGTAAGCTATATTAAAATGAACCACCTTGCCTTCTTGCAGTAAGAACTGCACATCTCCAGATAATAGTCCAGCCCATTCTATAAAATTCCTCGATGTCTTTTCTTGCAACTTCTTCATTTTCTTATTCACAAAGTCAGACTCAATTAATCCCGTCTTCATATATGTTCTTAGGCAACCCACCATATACATATCAAATTGGCAATACTGCTCAACGTCCCACTCCTCAAAGAAATGTCTGCCGAACTCATCGTAAGGTGTATTATCTTTGGTGTAGCATTTATGCAGCTCAATCTCCCACTTCCGCCTAGCGAATGAATTACCCGACCCTTCAATGGCATAGTTAGTTGTGATACTAACCTTTGGTGAATTCTTAAATGGTATTTTAATTGCATCTTTGTTTTTCTTCTCTAGCGTTAGACCTTCTGTGATAACACTGAACAGTCGCTCGAAGTCGAAGTGCTTCTTAACGTCATCAAAACATAGTATCTGAGTGTCCGCTGACACCGTTTGATACGGGAATGATTTCTCAAAGTTAAATGATTTCCCGTCAATAACAACTAATTTTTTCATTTGTGACAATGCATTCATAAATAATCCCTTACCAGTTCCACCTTCAGGGTCATCAGATATCTCCTCATCTCCGAGTATAATCGCAGGGCAATAAGATAAGTTCTTGTAGCCATGCATCATATACCCTATAGTGGATTCCATCGTGCCTATACGACCATCATCATTATTGCATATATTCCCTATGAATGTTTTAAAGTCGCAATTTGTGACCTCGCACATAGAGAAATTCCTTTGGATTACGTGCTCTCGCCATACGTACCCATCTAATTCTAAGTAGTCTATAGGCTCTATATTTCCTACGGTTATCTTAATTGCACAATTCTCATAGTACAGATAAGATACATCTTTTGTGTCAATCACGAAGTATATGTCTACAGTAGATAACAAAGTCAAGTAAGCCTCCTTAAACATAGATACTCTCTCAGCGAAGTAGTTATAAATAGACAAGTCATCTAGACCAAGTAAATATTCTAGAACAAAATCTTTAATCTCTTGCTCTGACGAGTTGTCGATTAGGTTATTCATAATCCTAACAAACACGTAGTTAGTGCCACTCTCAGGGCAGAACTTATGGAAACCACTATCCTCTAGGAATGTTTTAAATAAAACAGGCACTACTCTTACAACGCCTTTGTCACTCTTAGTCCAAAATTGCGGGTTATTGCTTTCTTGGCTTAGCCGAGAGAGCACGGAGTCTATAGCTTCAACGCTAAGACTACCCGTGCTTATATCTTTAATTATCTCATTCCGTGAAGAACCATTTCTAACTTTAACTTTTATCTCATTAAGTTTAGATTCATCTTCATAGAACTTTGTGTTGAACTTATCAGTATTACTATATGCTGAATTAACTGTCTGCTGTATCTCATTGGTATCAAACCCAGAGGATTGATATCCATTTAAGATATAAGACGCAGTGCCTTTTTGAATACCATACTCATTGAGAGCCATTGATAAGATATATGCGTTTTGGTTACGTGTACCTTCACTCATAGGATATTTTCTCTCCCACCATTTCACTAAGATATCTATTATCTTACTCTCGTCTGTGATAGGGATAGACATATAGTCAGAGTTACGTATAACCTCTACGTAGTCATTCTCTTTTAGTTTGTCCCACAATACAGACTCTTCGTTGATGTATATCAACTTGTCATAAGACTCATAGCACACTCTAGATATATTCTTTGATGTGGTATCGAAGTATGGAGAGTCGAAGTAATCCTCTAGTGCATTGAAGTACCCAACGTGGTCATCTATAACTGCAGGTATCTTGACGATAGCCTTAAGCCCTTTACCCGAAGGCGATACAAACACAGAGTATACGTACTTGTCTTTAGATAGCTTAGCCTTATCAGCCTGCATATCTTTGGTCTTCTCATAGTTGTCGAAGTCCAAGCAGATAAAACCACTATGGGACACTATGCCATTATCCAATCTCTTATTGAACTCACCGCTGAAGCATAAAGCAGGGAGGAGTTTCTTCAACTCATTCCGCTTGCCCTTATCCTTCTCAGCTCTGATGCTCTTGATAAGGTCTCTACTCTTGCCGTCCTTGATTCTATCTAAGACAACGTGCATAGGCTTATGGAACGGAGTCTCAGTAGACCTAATGTTCTTAAATATTGTTACGTTATTCATACATTCCTAAGTCTTCATCATCTTTAATAATTTCTCTAAGTATATTTTTATTGACTACGTGCTTAATAGCCCCTTTTAAGTCTTCCTTTAATTCTTCAATAGATAATGACTCTATTAATATTTCAGGAAATTCAACAACTCTTCCAATGAATGTATTCTCAGAGGTTTTTCTAGATGTCATCGTAAACATACCTAAATCCCCCATCTCTAAACTTATATATTCTATCATAATTCCTTTAAATGTTGTGTTTATGCTCAAAACGAACATTCTCATGTTGGTTTTGTGCTGTGTTAATGTCTGATTATCAGTGGCTATGCTCATAATGCTCATTTTTACCCTAAATATTTTTTAAAATAAAATAGATATGGTATATATAAAAGTAGTAGTAGTATAGAAGACCTCTAAAAGTAACATTCTTAACACAAATCTACGTAATCCTACAGTACCACTCACTATAGCCCTATGTTAAATGAGCACAAATTAAGGGAGGGTCTGCGTAAACCCTCCCTATAATTGGTTTTAGAATGGAAGGTCATCCTCTACTGGGTCTGGCGTTGCTATTTTAGCTTTGGGCTCGAAGGTATCTAGCTCGCAGTAGTACTTACCACTCTTAGATTGCATCATACTCAGGTTCACCCATCCATTCTTAGAGTGTTTCTCTAGGAACACTACCGCTTCCTCCACTTTGATTGATAGACCGCCTACAACGAAGCCTGGTGCGTTTTCGTTTCGCTTTAAGATAAATCCATCTGCAAATACTTTTTCTGTTTTCTCGTTACTCATTATTATTATTATTAAATTTTATTTCACAGGTTTTAAAGAACTCCTGCAAGTTCATATCTTCAATTGTTTCTCTTTTTGTTTTAAATTTTCAAGTAGTGCATTCGCAGAGTCTAATGACAACCCCACTGCATTTGCTATAGTATGCATCACTGTCTTTGCTTTAGTGCCTAGATTAATCTCGCTATCTCTTGTGAGCATCTTTATGAATGGTCTAGGCGATTCAGGTCTGAATGCCATAAAGTACAACTTCTCTAGCTTAGGGTTCACAGTGAATGCGTGTAAACATTGATGGATATAGTCTAATGGTATATCATCATCGAGTAATATCTCGTAATGTTTCTTACCCCCTAGACATTTTATCTCCACCTGAATAGTCTCATCCTCTGTTAGTCCATCAGGACTCATACCTAACAGTTCGTTCTCCTCGCATTGCAGCCACCCAGTCTCCTTAAACTCTACGCCTAAGTACTCATTAAGGTATTGCCTAGCGATTGGCTCTAGCGTGTTCCCACGCTCCATAGCATCGTTAATAAACCCTTCAGGTACGTGTACGAAGTTTTCGCATCGTTGGTACAATAGGTCTATAAGTAATGTGTCTGACTTAACAAACAGACCCTTAGATAGTGTCCCACCAATACGGCCCCATTTAAGTTGATGCCAAGCCTCTGTCTTCTGTACTATGCTTTTATAGTTTTTCATTTCGCTGCAATTAGTTTATCTAGTGCTGCGATTACATCTGCAGTCATCGTGTACTTAGTTTTCAGTGCGGCTTGTATGCTATCTCTACCTTGTGCTTTGTTAGCCTTGATATACTCCGTAACTCTCTTCCAATTGTCATCGCCTTTCTCTAATGCTGTAAATGCAGGGGCTTTAACGATAGGAGGTGCTGACACCTCATTCTCAGGTAAATCCTCGCCTGCGTAAATGTATAGACCTAGCCCAAACATTGCAAGATTCTTCACAAGGCATCTCATCATTGTCTTGTTAATATCAAACGTAGTAGCTGCATCAACATTCTTCTCTCCATACTTAGTAGTATAAGTGTAGGCTGATTTCTTCATTGACTTGTTAGCCCCATCCATTACAGGTAGCCACATTGGCAATGTCTCTCCATCTATAGTCACAGATGTGTGACACATAAACCCTAGAGCCTCATCGTAGTCGGTATCACCCATTACATAGGTTGCGTCAGGACAAGCCTTCTTTACCTCGCTCCAAGCCCAAGCCCATGATAAGTAAGTTAGATTGTTTTTCTTCTCAACTTTAGAGTTGACATTAATCTCCGACAGTCTCTCGAATGTCGTTTCCGTTTTAGTTGTTTTTGTTGTTGTCATTGTTTAGTTTGTCTAATTTTGAATTTATAGCTGTGTAATTTTTAAGCGATTCCGCTTTTAACGCTCTCAGTTCATCTAACCTTTTATCTGACCTGCTGGAGTTCATTTCATTCCTAATCCCTCTGTCTATCAAGTCCATCTTAATGCGATGATTCCGCAAAGATGCAATGTAAACACCATACCGCCACCCTCTCTCTAAGAAAGGCTCTATTTCTTTGGATTCTAGTTCTGTACAGAAACCCTCCATCAACTGCACTTGCTTAGTTATATCGTCTCTCACTATTTTAATACCCATAAGAGTACGTGAGGTATAGCCAACACCATTAAGGACTGCAGCGTAGTTGTCTGCATTCGCCTGGTCGAACACTTCCTCTAAAGTGTACATAGGTGCTTTGCTAGCTTGGTGTAGTCCCTGTCCCCTGACATTTTGTTTCTCATAGACTCTATGCCATATATAATAGACGAGTGCCCTATCTTGTACCCTGAGTCGTGCATACACTTCTGAATGGCGAATATATTAAAGTCGCTGTTGTAGCATACGAAGTATAGCATATGTCTTGCATCAACCACTGATGGCTTTTTATCCTTGACAAACATCTTATGCTCCTCAATTTTAAACCCGTCAGCTATAACCGAGGAGTAATTCTTAAATCTTTGTTCTTTCATTTGTTCTTTTTATATGTGTAATTTATTGTAATTGTTTCTCGCTCTATCTGATTTAGTATGACTTTCATTCTGTCAATGCTGCCAGTCAAGTTCCAAACAGGTCCAAGTTTATTTAATTCATCTCTAAGTTCTTGTATGTACCTTGTTGTATTCATAATGTTTGTTTGTAATTAAAATAATTTATATTCATTTTCTTTAATTCTTTGTTCTGCAATGTCAAAATACTTATCATCCTGCTCTATCCCTATGCCGTTTCTGTTGGTGTTTTGGCAGGCTACCATAGTAGTCCCTGAACCCATTGTAAAATCTAAAACCGTTTCGTTTTCGTTTGTGTAGGTTTTTATTAGGTATTCCATTAATTCAATAGGTTTTTGTGTAGGGTGTACTCTTTTTTGTTTCCCATTCCAAGAGTTGCTAATTGTAATGACGTTCCCAGCTAATTTTTCTGTAACCTCTGTTTTGTATTTTAATTCTTTGACATTACTACCTACTATTTCATTGTGCATTTTACTTGAACTTCTCTTTTTGTTGCCACTACACCTCGCCATTATTCCAGTTGGTTGAGAATAATAAGTTGGCTTTAACTTATAAAATATACTTATTGTTTCAATATAAAAATGTGGCATATTTTTGGCGTGTAAAAAGTTTGGTGATTTGTCTTTTTTCCAATACCAATCATACTTATAATTCTTAATATTACTCATTCGCAAAGCACTACTAAACGGCTCGCTTCCAAACAAAACAATCGCACCGTTAGGTTTAATTATTCTATTTAACTGCCCCCACATTAAATCAAAAGGTATAACACTATCCCATTTACACGCTGTTGTTCCGTATGGTGGGTCTGTAATTATAGCGTCAACACTACCACTTTCAATATCCTTCATAACTTCCAAGCAATCTCCTTTGTATAATTTTATCATTAGCTTGTTTGTTTGTAATTAAAATAATTTATATTCATTTTCTTTAATTCTTTGTTTCGCTATCTCAAAATACTTATCATCCTGCTCTATCCCTATGCCGTTTCTATTTGTGTTTTGGCAGGCTACCATAGTTGAGCCACTTCCCATAGTAAAGTCCAAAACCGATTCGCCTTCGTTGGTGTAGGTTTTAATTAGGTATTCCATTAGTGCAACGGGTTTTTGTGTTGGGTGTAGCTTTTTATTTTCATCTAAGTTAAATTCTAAAATTTCTTTGGGATAATTAGTGAATTCTTGAATATAACTTGCTCCATAATTAAATTTACCAGTAGTCTCACCACCTGTTGATTTAGAATTTGTTTGTGTTTTATCTATTTTTATTAAATTTTGCGGTTTATAATTAGTGTGATTTACATTAAAAATTAAAATATTTTCAATAGTTTTTAATGGTCTTTTTTTTGCATTAGCAAATCCAGTAGGTCTATTCTTTTCCCAA